GCCAGCTCGTCGTAGTCGACCTTTTGCACGCCTTGCGCCTTTTGCCATGCGTTGACCTGTGCAGCCTTGGCTGCCGCCAGCCTGTCTATTACATCCTTTAGTATTGCCATCCTTTGCCCTCCATGAGTGTTGTGAAGTCCACCTCTGGGTATGCCGCCTCCAATTTCGCCTTGGCGGTGTCCGAGAAGTGATAGTTGTAATAGTTCGTGCAGTAAGCGTCGTTGCTCTGCGCTCCTGCAATCTTGGTGTAGCCTCTCGGGTTTGTCGTCCAATCGTAGGCGTGGGTACACATGGCGCAGAGCGTCTCAGTGTCGAATTTGTCAAAGAGCGTCGTCGCCGTCGTCGGCTCTTTATACTCATTAGAGAGGACGTTGGCGCAACGTATGACGCAATCGTCGGAGAACTCGACGTGCGTGAGGTTGTTCGCACCAACGAACAGCACGTTGATGCGCGCCGCCGCTTGTGAGACATTAAGCCCCACGACGCTCTCGACGACCGTGTTGTTATAGCACAGCTGGTCGCAAGTGCAGGTGCTGGACATATTCTTCAAGATGAGCTTCTTGGTGAGCTTCCAGCGACTTAACGACATTGTGCTGCATTTGGCGAGGTTTACGGTGTACTCGTCATGGACGAACAAGCGTGTCGTGCCATAGAACGCATAGGAGAGGTTCGTGACCTCGGAGAAATCGAGCTGCGGAACATACTTCAGGTTCGTAGCACCATTGCAGAAGCCAGCGAGACTGCCAGACACGGGCTTGACGTTGAGGTAGGTTATGCTGGTGTCGCCCTTGAAGTCGTTGGCGGTGTATGCCGTCTTGTCTTTGATTATGGCGTTATACTTCAAGTCCTCAGCCATCATCGACGAGAGCGTCACAGGCTCTTCGTCCGTGCCGACATTGTAGGTGTAGCCGTTGCTCTCTATGGTGCTGTCGATAGAGAAGCTGAACGTCTTCAGGATGTCGGCGTACCTCTCGAAGTCCGTGACGTTGTCTGCGTCGATGCCCTTGGAAATCAACGCCTGACGCATAGCCTCTTTCTGTTCGGCCAACTTCTTTATCTCGGGATGGCGAGCCATCACCGCTTGTAGGTTCTCTGATGCCTCAGCCATGCCTTACTCGCTTGTGGTGGCTGCCGTAGCCGTGTAGGTACTCATAATCTCCTCAATGGCTGCCGCCACGTTGTTCACCGTCGCCATGAGGTCGGGTGATGTCGTGGCCGTTGTCTCGTCGTCGCCCTCCCACGTCTTGATGTAGACGTGCTGCGTGCCGTCGCTGTCCGTCGTGGTCGTCGTCGTGACGTGAGCCGCCCCTTAGCCCCCGTCGCCCCCTGCGCCCCCGTATCGCCTTTCTCGCCTTTGAGGGCTGCGAGCTGGTCGGTCGTGAAGTCAGCGTAGGTGAAAGCGTCGCCCTTGTCGCCTTTCTCTCCCTGCGCCCCTGTCGCCCCTGTTGCGCCCGTCGCACCCGTGTCGCCTTTCTTGCCGTTGGTGACAGTGAAAGTGTCTGACGTGCTGCCGTCTGTGTAGCTGATGGTGTAGGTGTCGACGACAGGGTTTGTTCCTGTCGAAGATGTCTTGGTGATGGACGAGATGCCCTTGCCCGAAGCACCAGAGACTTCGAGGTTGGCGATATACGTTGCGAGGTTCTTCTCCTCGCCGTCGATGGTGATGGTTATATTTTTTGCCTCGGCGAGGGCGAAGTCGCCGTTCGGCTCTAATGTGTCAGCTGCCTTAATTGCCATGTCTCAACGTTTTACTGTGTTACTGTTATTGCCATGTCGCTGCCCTGCACCTTGCTCGCACGATAGACGCTCATGGAGACGGTCTTGCCTTGGTCGTTGATGAAAGACGCCACCGTGCCTACCTTCTCCGCACCGCCCGAGCCGAGCGATGTCTTGAAGGCAATATTCCATGATGTAGGCACGACGAGCCACCAATACTGCGATGTAGTAGAGCCTTTCATGGTGTAGCTGCCTGCCGCCGTCGTCTTGATGACCTTGCCACCCAAGGTGCTCTTAATCCAATCCTGCGTAAAGGACGATGGTGCTGTCGCCATGCCTGTGTATACGCCGTAGCCGAATGTCCATGTGAGGCTCTTGGATGCCGTGGCGGCCTGTTCGTCGGACTCGGTGACGGTCAGTGTCACGGTCTTCGTGGCGGTTATGGCGGAGGTCATGGAGTATGTCGTGACGGTCGGGTCGGTCTGCGTTACGCCGTTTATGACGGTCTTGGCTGGAGTCTTTGTCGTAGACCATGAAAATGTCGGAGCGGAGACGGATGCGCCAACCTCAAACGTGCCTGCCGATGGGGATGCGGTGAATGTCGATATGGCAATCTTCTCATACCACACCTTAGCGGCAATCTTCTCTATGGCAGACAGTACTGTGGCTGTGCCTGTGAGGTTCGTGTTGTCACTCTCCAGCTTGACGTTCTTGGCGTTGACCTCCGCATTGTTGAGATTGTTGGCTATCTCCAATGCGCTCTTGGCATCGGCAGCCGCAGTCTTTGCGTCGCTCTTAGCGTCAAGGACATCGCTCGCAGCCTTGTTGGCTGTCGTCTCAACTGTCGAAATCTGATTGGCGAGGGTGTTGTAATTCTTCGTCGCAGCAACCGCCTCGGTTTTCGCCTCGTTAGCAGTCGTTGTCGCAGAGGCGGCTGCCGTCGTTGCGGACTCCGCTGTCGTCTGCGCTTTTGCCGCTGCCGTCGATGCTGCGTTGGCGGTATTCGTAGCCGTTGCGCATGCCGTCTCGATGTCGCTTATGCGCTGCTCGATCTCTTCAAGCTCCTCATCACTTACGCTACCGCCAGACGAGGAGGAGGCTGTCGTCACCTTGACCCAGTCACCGTTTATATAGCAGAGGATGTCGCACTTGTCGCCACTCTGGAGTCTCATCCACAGCTTGTCCTTCGACGGTGGCAGAGCCGACACCTCAATCTCTCTAATTCTTCCCATGGGTATTTTCTTTTGGTGCGAATATATCCCAACGGAAAAACCAAAACAATAGTGTTACTATTTCGTGTAACACCAAGGTTTTGCAAAAAGACAGTGGCTGTTTCCAAAACGGGAACAGCCACTGTTGCGCTTTTGGTTGCGAATTACTAATAAACCACCCAATACCCAGAATAACCTTCATCGCTGGCGTTATTTCTTGGGATTGCCTCATGGTATAAATAGTCGAGGTCATAAGGAGATGCCTTCATGACCTTTTTAGGTTTGTAGTAGTAATTCAAATCTGACGTTTCTCTTGGATATACTCGCTGATAGCCATAGTCTGGCACATACTCGTAAGCTTCCGTGTTACTAAAGTTTAGCTGTTCATCGTTCAACGGAACTCTGCGCCCTCCATTAGATCTCGGCCATACATGGTTTTCTGGAATTTGGAGAGGCTGCGCACTTTTGCTCGCTGGGTACAACGGCTCTCTTGTCGTCAACAACTCAGGCATTACGTCTAAGTCTTTTATGCCATACCACAGACCTCCTTGCCTGAACATCGGTCTGTCAAAGGACTTCGCAAAAGGGTTCACTTCATTTTCTGGGTAGGAAGTTCGCACTACTTCATTCTCCAAGAAGTCCCTGACAATCCCCATGCCTTGCCGATAATTCACATTGGGGTCGTTTATCTCCACATCGCCCAGCTTGTATCGGCTATGGTTCGCAATCTGCTCTGCGTAGCTCTCAGGATTGTATTGTTCAAACGGCACAAACCTTGGGGCGGGATTATTTTTACGGATATAAGAGCCTCTGCCTCCATTGCCGTTAAAGATATTTCCAGAAGCCCCTAATGCCGCACCGCCTGCAATACCTGCTGGGTTTGTGAAGCCCCACCAATACTCGGATGGCTGACCGAGGAACTCTCCTCCTGCCGTGCTTGTCTTGTCTGCCATCCAGCTGCCCCAATCCTGCCCCGTCGCTGGGCGCATGATATAGTGATCCATGGCGTTAGCGGCAAGCATAGCCGTCAAGCCAGCAGGCCCGAATGCGGAAGCCGCTGCGAACCGACCAAGACCAGCAGCGTCCTGTCTGTCCCTCGCAGCCTTAGCTACACGCAGGTCAGGAGCTGTGACGGTGACTTCATCTAATGTATATGGGTTCTCATAATATATTCCGTCTTTGTCGAAGCCCATCTGTGCTACGCCATTCTTCACGCCAGAAACTTGATTGCCCCTGTACTGCCCTGCTTCGTAGGCACGCCTGTTAGCGTCTTCTCCGTACGCATAACCTGTACGATTGCGATAATCTTTATTCGGCATAGTTATTTGTTTTTAGAATTTTGCAAAGCGTCAATCTTGCGTTTCAGCACCTCCTGTTCCGAGCGCAGCCGCTCGCACTCTGCGAGCAGCTCGTTATACTTGCGCAGCAGTGCCTCCAGACGCTCGTTTGAATCGTCACACAGCTTCTGATAAAAAGCCAGCATCTTGTTGTAGTTCTCTATGTTGTCGCCGTCGCTCTCAAAGTTGCGCTTGCGGATGTCAGCCATATACTGCCGCCTCGTGGTGAGCCACGTGACAATGGTGCTGATGGCGGCGGTCGCCGCACCCACGATTCCTGTTGTGATATAATCTTCCATCGGTGTATGTTAATCTATTATCTCGACATGTCTCCTACTCCGTTCCATGCAGTGTGGGTTGCCCTCAATCGCCTCGACCTCGACGATGGTGTGCTTGCGTTGGAACAAGCGAAAGAGGAAGAAACGCTTGGGCGGCTTGACAGTTTCCTTGCGTGAGCGGACTATCAGCGTCGTCTCGTTACGGACTTTGACGTTGACTGCAACCTCGTTGGGGCGACCTATATGCACCTTCGTCGTCGTCCACCCGTCGCTCAGTGTCGTGTCGAGGTCAGCCAAGAAGATGCTGTCTTTCAGCCACATGGTGTCCGTCTTCTCCACTATCGTCTCACGCCAATGCATAGACTTCAGCTGCTTGTCCTTGATTTTAGCCTCCGTACGCATGGAGTCGAGCTTCATCATGAGAGTGTCTCGGCTCGCCTCCAGCTCGTCTATCGTCATGCGAAAGACCCTGCTGCTGCCATTATACTCCTCCCTCTCCTGAGCATAGGCTTTGGCTGTCGCAGCGTAGTTGTCCCTGTCAGTAGAGAGCGAGTTTACCCTCTTGATGAGTATCGCCACAGCCAATGCAAGGATTGCGACAACGGCGAGCAGGATTAGTATTATCTTGTTTCTCATAGCTTACACGGCTTCCTCGTAAAAACAACTTTGAGTGATGGCATCAGAGCCGTATTCGAGCGTGTGTCTATCAATGCTCGACACTCCGTACATCGTGATGTTCACGGCATTGGAGTACATATAACCTGTGCTTCCTTTTGTGAACGAACCGCTAAATGTTATCGGACCTAACGCCGTAGGCTGCGATGCGCTCGTGGCGGTCTTGAATGTACGCAAGTGCGTCCAATAGTATGTCTGCTTGGCGGCTGTCGTAGTCCCGTCAGGCGGTGTCATGACGGCTTGCACGTCTGCGCTATATGTGCCGTCGGCAGACTTCGTGAGGTTTGTGACGTTCCAACCGTAGAAGCCGAACGACGATGTCACATACACTCGCCTGATAAGCGTACTCGGGTCGTCAGTGCTTCCCGTCGAGCTGCTGTTGTCATCCTCAAAGTCTTTCCAGCGTAGCAGGCGGTCAAACTCCGTAATGTCAGATTTCCACTTATGGTTTTTTAGTGAGGCGTAACCTGTATGAGATGTCACAGTGTGGTCGGCCTGCTGAGTAAAGTACTTACACGGTAAGTCTAAAAAACCGTTGATAGTCATAAGAATCTGTGGGTTGCCCAAAAGCTGACCCCACGTCGATGTGCCGCCTTTCCACCTTTGTAACGCCGTATCTAACCACCCCACATCGTGAAGCATCTGCGCCGAGACGAGTTGTTCATTAGCGTTTGCCATGGCTTGTTTGTTAGAGTTTCTTCAATGCTTGTTCGAGAAGGATTTGTATCATAGCGTGGATGCCCTTCAACTCGTCCTTCTGCTTCTCAATGATACCCCTAAGCTCCTGCGTCTCTTTGACGAGAAGAGGCACGACACGCTCATAGTCCACGCCCTTGTAACCTCCGCTCATCTCGGAGACGAGGCCAGGGATGCCAGCCTCCTCAGCCTCCTGCGCTATGAAGCCGATACCTTGCTCGCCGTCGGTATGACCGCCTCGCTTCTCCGCATCCTCATTCCACTCGAAAGAGACAACACGAAGACGACCGAGCATATCACTCGCCTTGCCGAGCGTCTGGACGTTCTTTTTGAGTCGAGCGTCAGACGAGGAGTAGCCATAGCCACTAAGGTTCAGCGTCACGGCGTTCAGGCTTGTGGCTGATGTCAGCTTACCCGTGGTGTCGATGTTAACGTTGAGTGCCGTCTTGTCGTTGCTTGTCGAAGGGTCGCTAACAGTATACAGGTCTCCATTAGATGTGCGCACGACGACACCTTGGATTCGGCTGAGGACTCCATCAAATATCGTCTTGAAAGTGTTGATTTTATCGTCCACGGAGGTTGGCGTGGCGTAAGTTTTGGAGGCCTCAGTCTTGGTGAGGTAGGTGTCTCCAAGGTTGGTGATGGCGGTGGATATTTTTGTGTCCATCGTCTCCTTCAATGACGTGCTGGTGCTGTCCAGCAAGGCTGTATTGACGACCTTGCCTATGTACGCCTCCAAGACTCCATAAGCCTTGCCGTCGACAGTCGGGACGGAATCAGACGAGGAGAGGATGCCTGTGCTTCCAGAGACCTCGGTGACGGTGTAGCCGCTCACGCTGATGAATGTTGCTGTGAAGCTGTAATAGGCGCAGCCTGACTTGGGAATCCAATAGAGGCTGTATTTGCCGTCCGACTCCCACTTGGCAAGCAGTCGCCATGCTGGCGATGGGTCTGTCTGCGCCACGTCAGGCGACGTGCTTGCCGCCATGCCGTGAAGCATGACACCTGTCACGCCGAGCTGCACGCCGTTGTCGCCTTGATAATTCTGCGAGATTTGGAATATCCATGTAGCACCTGTGTTCGTGCCGTTCCATCCCTGCTTGCCTGCGACGATGAGCGTTGCACGCTGGCATGGTGTCTTGATGGCGAGCGTCGCAATCTTGTTGCCGTATGCGCTTGTGCCTGTGCCGTTTTTAAAGTCCCAGACTTTGACGTTTGTTTTACTGACATAGTTGCTCGCAGCGTCGGTCTTGCTGATGTAAGTGTTTTGGGCGGCAGACGATGTGAGGAAGCCGCTCATGTCAAGCTGTATGGCTTGTGAGCCGTCGTATGTGCCGCTGCTTCTGTTAGCTGATGTTCCGACAGTCAACGCCCCTGAAGCTCCCGTGATGGTCAGTCCGCTGTTGAGCTGCGAGGTGCGTGAGCCGAGAAGCTCCCAGCTCGCCTTGTCATCAACCCAGATGTACTCCTTATACTCGTCGCCGTCCTTGACGAGGTACATGTCACCGTTGCTCTTGCTCGTAATGCTGTCGAGTGCGGAGACGCTGTCGACAATGCCGACAAGCCTCACGATGTTCGTACTTTCAACGCCCTTCTTCTCCCACTTAGAGCCTGTCCACCAATACTCCGCTATGCCGTCATCAGTCTTGACGGCTGCGGTGAAGCCGAGCGTCTTCAAGGCCGAAGGCAAGACGCTGTCGTTTTCCAAGTCGGACAGGCTTGTATATGGGCCATAGTAGTAGTCGAGGTTTGCCCTCGGGTTGGGATTCTTTATGACGACAGGCCAGTTAAAGCCTTCCTCGTTTAGGTTCTTATTGTTGTTCATGCCACTCGTTAGTCTTTATAGTTTTTCAGCGTGATATGCACAGGCACTGTATCGCCTGCCGAGATGACAGGATTAGCGGTCTGATACCACTTGTAAGACCTGCTGCCAATCTTGAAGCTGTTTGTGACAGTCGTAAACTTGTCCGTCCAATCGCCTGTGTTAGCCTGCGTGGCATCATTCAAGTCGAATGGCACGAGAATGTTGTAATACAGTGTCTTATAACCCTCGAAGTCGAAGTCGAACGTCGCTGACTTGAGCATGGTCTTACAGGAAGAGAGCGACGTTACAGACGAGAGGCTCGCCTGCTTTGTCGCTGAGCTCCATGCGTAGTATGGATAGTATGCGTTATAGTTCCTCTGTGCGCTGACACTCTCGGCGTTACCGTCAGCGTCCGTCGTGGCGACGGTCAGCTTGACACCATACTGCCCTGTCTTGGTGGGGGTGAAGACGGAGACGCTTATGGCGTGCGAGCCGTCTTTCTCCGAGGTGATGCTCTTGGGGTTTATCGTGACGCCACCAAGGGCTGCAAGCGTGAAGTTGCCTGATGTCTTCTGCGGATGGAAGTTCTTCACAACGAAGGTAGCCGTGCCGCCTGCGCATTGGTCGCCGACATATATGTCCGTTCCGAGACCAGAAGCGGTGATGGTTGTCTTCTCGAACCAAACCTTGGCAATGATAGTCTCCAGCACTTGGTCGACAGACGGCAGAAGCTCCGTCGTCTCGCCGCTCGCCTCGTCCCATGCGTATTTGCGTTCGAGAACTTTTTGGAGTTTGGTTATGGCGGACACGCTGCCGTCATAGTGGAAACCAACCTCATCGGCGACATTGGTCTGCGCCAAAGCCTCCCGCAACGTCTCCTCGTTCTTGAAGATGTCGGGCATGCTCACTATGTCGTCCCAGCTGACGATGGTCTGCATAGTGACCCATTTATTCAGCTCCTGCTTGAAGCACAGGAGCTTGAAGCCCTCGTCGGTCGGTTCAAGCCACAAGACGAGATGCGACTCGGGCTTGGTGTTGCGTGCTAATATCTCTCTGAATATTCTTGCCATAGTGGTTATTCTTTGTCTTTGCTGACGCTCTGGTTCTTGTTATTCTGCATCTTGCGGTCGTTGATGTAACGCTTCGTCTCCTCAGACCGCAGGCTCTGGATGTCACGCTGCGTCCTGTCGAGTTCCTTGTTTCGGTTGTCGCTGTCCGCCTTGCGACGCTTGTCATCCCTATCGGTGTTATACTTGCGCTCCTGCACGTCGAGCCTCCTGCGTTCGAGTGCCATGCGCTCGTCAAACTGCCTGCGCCGCTCCTCGGAGTCTGAGTCGTCGTTGCGGTACATGGACTGGGCGGCAGCCGCCTCGATGCGACCCTGCGACTCTATCTCCGCAACCTTGATGCGTGTCTGAGCATCAAGCTCCTTCAGCTTCATCTCCGCATCCATCTTGTTCTGTTCGAGCTGGAGCTGGAGTTTCGTCGCCGACTGCTGCTGCTCAGCAGCCGCCTGCTGTGCCTGCTGCTGGTTCTGGCGCATCTCCCTCTCGGCTTTCTCCACGAGCCTCTGCTTCTCTGCGAGAGAGCCTGTGTTGTAGAGCTTCATGATGGTCGAGAAGTCAAGCGTCTGGTTCTGGAGGGCGGCTTGGGCGAGCGTCTCCAAGCCTTGTTGCAGTCTCTGCGCATCGCTGCCGTAGTCGACGACGAGACCATAGTCGCACTCGGCGAACTCGTCACCGTCGATGTTGACAAGCATGACAGAACCGTCGCCAAGCAGGTGCTGGAACTTCTTGTTCCTGCCTCGCATGGCTGCTTTTGCTGTTTCAAGGAAACACTCGTAGACTCTCTTCTTGGTGTCGTTATGCACGGAGAAGAGCCACTCGGTGATATGTGACGACTGAACGGTCGCCCTCTCCACGCCGCCGACTGTCTCCCTGTTCTCGATAGCTCCCTCACGCTGCGCTGATATGCCGACGACGGAAGCCATCTCGCCCTGTATGAATTGAAGGAGCTGTATGTTCTGCGATATGGCGGCTGCGTCGTTAAGGTTTATAACGCCGCTGGAGTTATTGTTGAGACCGCCAGCGAGCTTGCCCGTCGCAGCTCCGACATTGCCCTCCTTGAAGGAGTCGGTTATGGCGACACCGCTCTCCTTGGCGTAGTAGAGCCACTTCTCGATGTCCCAGCCCGACGGCACTTGCGCAAGGTCGAGCTTCAAGATTGCGCCCCAGCTGCGTGAGATGAGCTTGTTGAGGCGGTCGTGGATGACATCGTACAGGTAGTTGTACGGCTTCATCATGTCCACAAGGCTGAACGGCTTGCGCCCGTTAGAGCCGTATATAGTGCCGACAATGCCGAAGTGGCAGCGGCTCGGGTTGCCCATGCTGTTGTATTGGACAGGTCGTGGACGGATGTTGACATAGATGTCCGCACCAATCTTAGTGCCTTCCCACGCCTCGTTGACCCACAAGTCCTCCGCCTCCTCGCCCATGCTCTCGTCGATGATATGCCCCTCGGGGTAGATGTCATAGACGGTATCTCCCGTGATGGGGTCGTAACTCTTGACCCTCATGATCTTCTTTCGGCTGCGCCAGAATACTCGTATGACCCTAACGTTGCCGACAGTGTCGTACGGGCTAAGGCCTGCGTCCTGCATGACAGCCTCGGGGAAACCCTCGCCATCAGGCATCATCACGCCTTCCTCTCCGACAAAGGCTGGGTTGTACAGTTGCTCGAAATATGCCGCCTCGACCTCGTCGTCATTGTCGCCGCCCTTGCGGCTGACGCAGTCGAGCTTCTTCAGGTCGGACTCGGTCAAAGCGTCGTGAAACCAATCGATGACCTTGCCGACAGACCAATAGGACTCAATGACAATGACATCGGCATCCTCCAGCCTCTCGCTGTCGCCACTGCGGAAGGCATGGACGCTGAGGGGGTCGAGCTTGGTTAGGACTGGCTCGCCTCCGACAATGTCACATACATACATCTCCTCGCCATAGGTTATAGCGTCACGGAAGCCGTCGTTGAACTTCATGTCGAACGACTGCTCCTTGGAGTAATGGTCGAGAAGGGCGTTGGCTCGTATCTCCCTCATGTCCTGCCACTCGTAGGTCATGAACTCGTTGACCCTCGCCATCTGCGCCACATCCTGCTGCTCGTCCTGCTGCTCGCCGCCAAGGAACTCCTCGTAACGGCGGCGTACCTCGTCACGCTTGTCACGCTCGACCTCGCTCACGCCGTTAGGGTTGGTCACGACGACCTTGTGCTCGAAGACACGCTTGCGCTCCTCTCCGACAAGAAGGTTGATCTTGGGGTTTATGATAGGGTAGTGCTGTATCTCGTCAGGCTTGAAGGCGACATTCCTCATGTCTGGGGCGACAACCCTGCGCATATCCTCTGGATGGAGGATGCCCTCGACGAGGTCTCTGTTTATCTTTTTATGGGACACGGACTTACGCACAGGCTCGTAGTTGTAGTACGTCCTGTTGCAGGCCCAGTCCACACATTGCCGCCGCCACTTCTCGCCTTTCTTCGAGTATGACAGCTGCTGCGCTGGGAAGCCCTGCTCCCTGTCCTTCTCCTTGTCCTTTTCCTCAGTCATGATATGTCTATTGGCGCAAAGAAATATAATCCGTTAATCAAAACAAATAGTGTTACAACTTTCTGTAATACAGAATATTGCGCACAAAAAGCGTTACCATTTTTGAAACGGCCTCTGCTTTCTGGCGGACACAATCTCGTCGTATTTCTTGAAGAACTTGTCGTCATCGAACTGACCCTTGGTCTCAGCCGCCAGCTTGCCAACCTCGCCTCCGCACTTGGCGAGCCTGTCCTCACGCAGGAGCATAAGCATGCCCATTGCGCTCACTCGGTCAAAGTTGCCCTCCCTGTTCCATGTGATAAGCTCCTGTATCAACGCTTTGTTCCTTATGGTGTAGAGCTTTGATATTGAGACCGTAGAGCCGTCGTTCTCTGGTGACGGCACGTCGACGGGGGAGAGAAGCCACTCACGCAGCCTCGCCCTCGCATATTGGTTGACGGGCAGTGTGGCGTTAGTGCCGCAAGCCTTGTTGCCGTAGCCTGTCTCCTTGACAAGCTGCTTGTCTCTAAGTATCTCCAATGTCTCCGTCAAAAGGTGGACGCAGTGCATTCGAGAGAAGTAAGCGAAGAGTCCCTTCTTGTTGTTCTCGTAGTTGAGCTTGGCGTTGTACCACAGGCACACCTTGCGGACTATCTCGTACATCTCGTCGGCAAACTTTGGTCGACCCGTGTACTCACAGACGATCCTGTCGGTCATGAGGTCGAGGACGAAGAGAGAGCCGAGAGACGTTGTGTGGCTCGCATCGTCGTCGTAAGGGTCAAGACCTGCTATGTACCTGTTAGCCTGTATCTTGCCGTCAGACCCCTTGGCTGGCTGCTCGAAGAACTCTATCGCTCCCTCCATCTTGTTATCATCATGGGGGAAGTCCCTGATGGGCTTGGCTGCCGTCGGGCGGAGCGTCAGCTCGCTGCCCTTGAAGTCGAGAGTGCCGACCGTAACGTCGTCGAAGAAGGAGGCGTTGGACTCTATCTGCCCAAGACGCTCAGTGAGCTGCGCCACGGGGAAGAGGTTGGAGTCTGCCTTGACGATAGCCTCGGCAGGCGTGATGGGCATCTCGGCGATGGTGCGCATGAGGGTGCTCGGGTCTGAGGCGTACTTCGCCTCGTCTCGCTTCATGAGTATCTGCAAGAGAGCCTTGACGACATCGCTGTTGCCATCGTCATCCATGCACCCGAGGCGACTCAGGTACGAGGGGAAGAAGAATCCGAAAGTGGGTTTGCCGTTATTGACTTTGTCATAGACATTAGCAACCTCATAGATGTTATGCGCCTTGGGACTGTACAGGAGGGTCTTGGCGGACGAGAAGTCCGAAGCGTCCTCGTTAGCCGTGCCGACAAGGTATATAAAGCCGAACGCCATGTCGCCCTCCTCGACACCATAGCGGATAGTGTTGTAGATGGATAGGAGCTTAGGGAAAGAACCCATCTCCTCGATGAGGATGTCACCTCGCTTGCCACGGAGCTTCGCCTCGTCGTCCTTGGAGCTGACACCGATGACTTGGTTGAGAGAGCCTTTGTCAGTGCCTGAGTCCATATCCTTGTAGCCCATCATCCACTGCATCTTCTGTTGCGAGTTTATGAGCCTCCTGCGAGGAAACTGCGTGGCTCTGGCGACGAAGTCAATCATAGGGACGAACTTGGACAGCGTGCCGTCCTTGCCGCTGAGGTACTCGTTCTGGTAGGCGGTGATGATTGTCATGCACCTCTTATGCGCCACGGCGTTCCTGCCGAGGACGAAGTTATGGCTCATGATGGCGGCGAGGCTGAACGACTTGCCGCAGCCACGGCGTGCCAGCTCTATGCCGTGCTTACCGTGCATCCTCGCCCTTTCGAGATAATGGAAGCGGAGGTATACGCCGTCCCACACCCTCGGGAAGCCCTCGACACGGTTAGCCACGCCGTCCTTGCCGACCTTGGTCAGCATGATGGGGCAGTAGTTGAGATACCAATACATGTAGCCCGTGACCCACTCGCCGTCGCTCTCCCTCACGTAGCCCTCCCAGCACCTGCGCCTTTCCTCCCTTATCCACTTGCCGAACTCGCTGTTGGGGTTGCCGTTGACTTTCAACTTTGTGTAGCAGCCGAACTTCTCGTAGTGCATGGCCGAAGGACGGAAGTAGTTCATGTCTTCGAGTATGTGAGGGTCTGCGAAATCTATCACCACACGCCCGAGACTATCGTGCGGCATATCTTTAGCCCTCCTGCGCTTAGGTGATATGAGGTTCTTGATGAACGGCACTGTGGCGACAGTCTCCAAGAGACGCTCGCCGACCTCCTGCGGATAGGCCTTGAGCAGCTCCTCGTCGATGGTTGTCTGCAAACTGTTCGTCGGGACGAGCGGCTTGCCGCCCTCCTCGACACTCATGTACTTGTCACTCATCAAGGTCATCCTCAAAGATTGTCTTCTCGCCGCCGCCCCTCATCCTGCCGCTCTCAGCCATGTCGCTGTTCATGTTCTTCTCAACCTCCCTCATCTTTGGAATGAGGGACAGCAGCTTGTCGAGGGCTGTTGTCAAGGCAGCGAGGGTGTATATGGGCTTGCCGTTAGCGTCCGTCTTGTCGAGGTCGAAACTCTTCAGGTACTCCATCTGCTTGTTGATGGCGGCTGATATGCCCTCCAGCAACAGGGCTGAGGCAGGCTTGAAGCTCTTGTAGAACTCCATTGCCGCCTTGACCTTGGCTGACGGCTTCCAACCTTTGGGCATACCCTCGCCGTCAATGACGCTCTTAGACCTCTCCGCCTCGTCGCTTATTATCATATAGTCGCTGCGAGGGTCGCACATGAAATAGACATAGCCAAGCTCCTGCACGGCCTTGGTCTTGTCTTTCGTCTTGTCAGCCTCCCAGATGTCGGCGAACGGCTTCAACACCATAGCCTCCTCCGAGATGACGACCCTGTAAGCGTCGAACTTGAATAGCTTCATACTCCACTAAAAAAAAACGCCGCCTGTCGTGGCGGCGCATCCTTAAACGGTGATGATCGTTGGTTTGACAAGCAGGATGTCTGGCGCAGCCTCCTCGTCGTAATCCTCGACGACGTACGCCACGTCTCGCTCGTTTAGCAGGAAGACGGTCTTGTCGTCGATGCGCTCGTTGGGAATGTCACATACGAGCGTCGTCTTGTCCGTCGTGTCGAACTCCGAGAAACGCTCCTCACGTGACTTCTGCACCTGCTCGTGGATAGTGCGCTTGTAGCGTGTCAGGTCGAGGCGCACCTTGTCGCCCACCTTGATGTCGTTGACCTTCGGGCCGACGGCGAGAACCTCCTGAACCTCCTTGACAGTATCTTTAAGTGGAATAGTAATGCCGTTTACCGTCTCGTCCTTGTCGTACATGTCGGCTGTCGTCATGATGCTGTCAAAGCGCAGCCTGATCTTCTTGATTTTTATCATCTGGTATGTTTTTAGTCTTGTCCCTTTTCTTGTACTGACCCTCTGAGCAGAAGAGCCTGCCGAGGCCAGGAAGCCTCACCGACGCTGTCACTAAGTTGCAGTCGCCGCCCTCCTTGCTGTTCTCAACGAAGAGGCGCAGCGTCTCAGCCCAATAAGCGGACAGCACCTTGTAGGTCACCGCCCAGCTCTTGCCGCTCCTCTCCGCAGCCCTCGTCGCCATAGCCTTAACCACGCCGCTCATCGATGACGAAGTCTATAAGGAAGCGGAAGTGGTCACTGCCGTCGATGTCTGGTATGAACCGCTTGTTGACCGTGCCGTCTGGCTTTATGAAGCCTGCCTTGCGCAGCCTCGTGAATATGACCCTCATGTAAGCGTCCGTTATGCCGAGCTTGCCCTTCAGCTCCGCCTTGCTCTTGGGGGATATGAACATGTCGTCTGGGTCTGCCTGCCCTGCCTTGCGCAAGGCGAGCATCTTGTCGAGGATTAGCGTGGCCATGTCGAGGCTCTTGCCCGACAGCCTGTGCATGGGGCGCAGCATGATGAGCCACGAACGGCTCACCTCGTCTTCACTCATAGGAATACGTATGATGTTGTTGGTCTTCATCGTGAACCCCTCCTGTCCCTCATGCGCTCCCTTTCGAGCCTCTTCTTCCTCTTCCTCGCTTCGAGGGCGACGACGTAATGATCCCATGTCGCCTTCTGAATGTCGCACGAACCGCAGTCTCCGCAATAGTCGCAGCAGCCGCAGCCAGCCATGACACGCAGCGACATGCACCTGCGACACCAATATGTCGGCTCGTCGTCGGTATCGTCTATCTTCTTCTTGTCGTCAGTCATAAGCGTTTTTGACGGTCAGCGGTTGACCGCTTGTCTGGTGTGTCTGATTGCGCCCCGCGCGAGAGTCGGACTCGCACCGCCGAGTGTTATCCCAGCAGCCTGCCGCAGGTGAGGCGTTAAAACCCGCAACCATCACGGCGCAAGGTTTAATGAAGTCGGGTATTGTGTTTGTGCATTCAGTGGCGGAGCGAGGAGTCGAACCCCGTAAACTATTTAACCTGCCTCCGCCTTTCAGCCCGTCCGCCATCACGGCGACAGGGCTTGACATGAGTAGTTGGATGATTTAATCTTGAGTGTTACAAATGTAATAACATTTTCTCTAACTCCAATAATAAAAAGAAAAGTTTTCCTATTTTTCTTTCTTGCCTCCCTCTCTGTTCTAAAAAAAGAAAGACCCGACAGCCTCACGCCTCGGGTCTTCGCCAGCTCGTTAGCCGTCT